TCAATGATAGTTTGTCTTTTCATAACTCGCTCAGAGATAGGCTTACGAGCCCAATCCCTTCGTTATTAAACTCTATTACGCTATAGCTTTTTGCTCCAACAACTAAAACATCGCCCACTTTTACATTAGCAACATCTCCGAATTTCATTGTTGCCGTCAAAATATAGGTTGCGACGCCCGCTTCACCGCCCAACTTATCAGTTATAAAATATTTTTTAGATAAGACTACTTTAACAGGGGTGTTGTTTAGCATTCCATCTATTGCAAAATCACTGATAAATATATCGCTATCAGGAAACGGGGTAAATAACTCTGTGTCAGGCATTATTTTTTACCTTTTACCTCTTGCTCAACTACTTCGATTATCTCTTGTGCTTCTTTTTCAATATACTTTATGGCCCGCCCAAGTTTTATTAAAGCCTTTGCCTCTTCGTCGCTTAATTCAGTTATTGTGCCTTGAAAAAGGCTTCTTCCTTCAGCTATCGTATCTTGCAAAATTCTAACCTTCATTTTACCACCTCAAAAAAAGAGGGTTGCCCCTCTTATGCTATTATATCATTGATTACTGCGAAAGACTGTGGGTGCCTTATTTGAATATCTAAGTCTTGTAATAACCTTATCTTTATACTGCCACTTGCACCCGCCGTGTAGGGGTCAACTAATACATCTATTGCGCCCCATTGGCCAATTATTAGGTCGTTCCAATTGCCAAAAATTAAAGCGGATAGATTAGTTCCCGTGCCTTTAGTCAAGTTAAATGGGACTTGGTTGCTCATTCCACAAGCTAAGCCCTCAAGGGTTGTCATTCCCGTTCTATCTGGTAGATTATCTAATAAGAAAATAGGATAGGTAGAGCCACTTACTTTAGGGGTTACTTTCATATTGGCGATTACTCTTGAGTTAGTTAGCCAACCCAACGCGCCCAAATCTGCGTTAGCATTTGCTACAGAAGCCCAAAGAGCAATAATATTATTATACGTAATCTGCCCGCCATTCGTTCCAATAGGGACAACTCCAATTCCAGAGTAATTTAAAATACCTTTAGGCTGGCCCGTTCCCGTTCCATTCAAACAAGTATTATCTATTGCTAAAGCCATTATTGTGGCTAAATCAGACCTTACGAAAGCTTCTACATCTATAGAGCTCTGCAAAAGCAACTTTCTTGTTATCTGAGTCATCGCTCCAATAGTTTTTGGAGTCATTGCTATTTGGTCAAAAGTTTGGTCGCTTTCAGTTACGCTCGCCTCTTCGGCAAGCCAATACGCCAAAGCTCCGCCCGTTTGTCTTGGTATTGCGATATCGCCAATCAAACCGCTTAGAGTTCTTGCGCCCATTCTGTTAACCATCATTCTATTACGCAAAAGGTCAATAAATTCAGAGGTCAACAATTCAGTGGCTATTACATTAGAGCCCGTTCCGACTGTTTTTCCCAAATCCCTTTGCAATGGTGTAGTCATTACATCGTTTGGGATATAGAAACCTTCTGCCCTTTTATTTAGTTTTTTTGCTACCGCCTCGCTTGCCTCTTTTTCAAACCCTGCCTTGCTCCAATCATTATCAACAGAAGCCCTTATTGCTCTTACGATAGAAAAGCTTCTTGCCTCTTTCTCAGTCAATCCAATGTTAGGGTTAACATCTTCGATTTTTCTTGCTTTATATTTGGTCTCAAGCACTAAGCCCATAAACTCGCCCGCACTCGTGCCCGCTTGGATAGATTTTTTCGCTAAATCTAAACAATCGTGCTCCGTTCCAATGGCTAATATCTCAGAAACTCTTTTTTGCTCTGCCTCTATAGCCTGTTTTCTAATTTCGTTCTCATTTACCTCTACTTTAATTTTCTCTTCTGGCATTTCGACCCCCTTGTCTTTTTTTCTTAAATCTATTATTTGTGTTTCTATTTCTTCACTTCGCCCAATCCCAACCGTCGGGTCAGCTGGTATAGACACAACTGAGACTTCGAGCGGTTGCCAATCCGTTGCACGATAAGAATCCGCATTCTGGTCTTGCTTCTCTAAAACCATTTTGTTTACTCTATAGCCAACGCTTACATTTTTTCGTATTCCATCAATTACATCTTGCAAGACCTCCTGTGCCAATGGATTTTTAGAAAATCGTGCCGTCGTATAGCCTCTTTTTACAGAGCCATCAACCCAAGTTTTTTCTAATACGCCAATTTGCTTTGTTGGGTCGTGGTCCAAAAGGAGTGGTGCTCCGTCCATTCGAGACAAATCAACTGAACCTGGACTATGGTCCAATGTCTCCATTCCGAACCATCTTTCAACAGGCTCTTCGGAGCTAAAAGGGAAGGTAATTGTTCTTTGCTCCTGATTAATATCCTCTGCCCTTATCTGGAAATTTCTTTTTTCAATTTCCGTTTTGATTGTTTGGCTCTTGGCTTTGGTCTGTTCCTGCTTCGCCATTTATACCCCCTTGCGCCTCTTGATTCATAGGCGGTGGTGTTATTTTTTTGCTCGTTAAAAGGCTCAAATCTATTCCATATTTTTCGGCAAGTGCCTTTTCTTCTGCCATTTGAATTAACAAATCTTCGAAATCTATTCCCTGCTCGGCTAAAATTTGGGTTCTGGTGGTTAGCCCGTTGTCCATTTCTAAAACCTTGCCTTGCGCGTCTTTTAATGGGTCAACCCAACCCCAACGCCTCGCCTGCCACTTTATACTGCTAAACCTTTTAATATCTGTATATGGTATGCTTACTTGGTTAGATAAAATAGCAAAAGGCAACCATTCGTTATAAACTCTATCTAAAAAATTACTTATAAACCACTCTTGTATGTCCTTCCAAAATTCCCTTACTTCCAATTCAGAAGCTCTCAAAGAAGAATAGTTTACGCTTTCATAGTCATTAGCTATTGTGTTATATGCTCCGCCTATTCCCGACGAAATACCTCTTAATAAAGCTTTGTTAAAATTCTCAAACTGGGTATTCGGGCTACTTGGGTTAAAAGGCTTAAAGTCAACGCCTGGGGGCAACTTTTCAAGTATTCCTGGCTCAACTTCTGATATTATATCGCCACTTTCTTCTTTATCGCCTGTGTATTCCGCCCCCTCTAAACTCTGGGTAAAAAAGCCCATTTTTGCCGAACCAATTCTTGCACCGACAAGCTCCGCCTCTTCGTATGCTCCAAGCATTCTTAATTTAATTATTGCCGACACAAACCACGGTATGCCTCTGGTCTGGGTAGGTCTTTCTCTCATAAAAAGATGTATCATTTCTTCTGCTGGCACTCTTATGTGTTTAACGCCTTGCGTGTTTAAATCATACGGGTATCTATTAAATAACCAATAGGCAATAGGCTTTCCGTAGCCATCTTTCTCAACGCCCATTACGATTGAATTCCCGTTTGGTAAATCTTCGTATAGTTTTTCGTCCAATAAATCGCTCTCTAAAATCTGTAGCCCAAAATTAAATGGGTTATCGTATCCCTTAACTATTCTTATTAAAACCTCGCCATCAACAGCAACCCTTCGCATTGCCAACTTACAAATATCTCTAAAATTAGAGCCATCAACGCCCGCCACTTTGCCCCATTGTATCCAAGCTTGCTCGACTTCGGTATTTTTATCTGAGTCTGGCAAATTCTTATATTTAGTTTTAGCTTGGCATTGAAGTTTAACTCCATTGTGGCCTATTATATTTTGCTCAACCTCTCTAAGAAACTTTCTTGCATAGTCATTATTTCTCTCAAGGTCTCTTGTTCTCGCTCTTAATCTATATAACGCCCACCTTAAAATATTGTCTGCGGATAAATTTGTGGTAAACCAATCAGAAGTTAGCCTATTTGCTATTGCTCCCTGATAATATCTTTTAGACTTTGCAATCTTTTGAGTTTCTTCAAACGCTCTGCTTTTTTTAAAGATATCTAATATGCTCAATTAAACCCTCTAAAATTAAACCAATTATTAACATCAGAGACAAACCTTACTTTAACTTGATTACTTACTGGCTCCAACCCTTTTGCTTGCAACTCTTGCTTATAAAGAAATTTATATCTGTTCCACTGTTTAAATAATTCTTCGTGAGTCATACTAACCAACTTTTTATCGCCCAATGAGTATTCTTTTTCACTTCTCGACGCGCGCCCTTCAATTACTGCCTCTATTGCGTCCAAAACCTTTTTAATGTGGCTTCGGTCATCGACGGGGTTAGCATAGGGGTCTGGCAATATATTTATTTCGCCCAAAAATACTGTGTTAACTTCTGTGCCTTTAGCAAACCTCAAAACAACTTGGTATTTACCCGCCACCCAAGAGCTATTTGTTAAGGCCGTAAAATAGTATACATCTTC